TATACATTGTTTATGGACCTGTGGAAGAAAGCGGACATTTACATCACTGCTGAATATCAAGCAAATGAATTTGTTCGCCGACTCCATGCAGGATTTAGACTCAATGCAACGGCACTAATGAAACCTGGAACGCGTGGATCAAAGCCAATACCTTTTGTTATCACGCTATTTGGACCCCCCGGCTCCGGTAAATCTTCAACGTGGCCAGTAATGGTCGCTAAAATTACCGGAGGAACTATGGAAGAAATACGAGAGATGTCGTATACTCGAAATCCAGTGTCAGATTACTTTGATGGTTATGTGCCTGAAAAGCACAAAATCTTCTTGTATGATGACTTTGGAAGCCAAGTAGACGATGAATCAATGGGCGAACTTATGTCGATAGTATCTAATGCAGATTATCTACCGCCATATGCCTCGCTCAACGATCCCAATGTTGGAGTTAAAGGAACATCTTTTGACTCCCCCATTGTAATACTTTGTTCGAATTTCAAGGACTACTCGCATTGCAAGCAGATCGCTGACAAAGTTGCCCTTCAACGGCGACTTGGTATAGTGATTAATTGGAATGCGAAATGGAAACCTGGAAATACGTACGAAGTGTTTGAAACTCTCGTAGACGGCACGCAACGACCTATCGTCCGAAAGGACGCACCTGACAACGACAACAATAGATACACATTGCCAGAGATTCAACAACTTCTGGCAGACCTCTATAAGAAACACATGTTGGAACAACGGACCCGCGACGAGCTCTTTGAAGCACTCCTACCCCAAGGAGTTGAGAAGGGAGCTTTTCTCGCGATGTATGACGCAGCACTTAGACAGAAAAAGAAGCCTACTGCTGAAAAGCAAACAGGCTTCTTTACAGCATTTGCTATCGTAGCATTTGCTCATCAACTGGCTAAGTTTACAGATTCAAAACTACACGGCTGGGGAATAGCCCTGCTCGGCGTCCTTGGCGCCGTTGCAGCAGGTTATACCCTGGCTCGTGTAGTCTTTGG